TCCTGTTGCTCCGGTAGGGCCAGCCGCGCCGGTAGCGCCAGTAGGCCCTTGAGGCCCCACATTGCCAACAGAAACAATAATAAACAGAACAGAACGATTATTAGGGAAGTTGGTTGAGCCTGTGCCACCTGAAGAGATGAGAGTGACGGGGAACTGGTCCCAAGTTGCATTATAGGTTGGCGTTCCAGACACTGTCCACTTTTGGAAGTTTGCAGCATCAGTTTGGTCTTGAATAACAAGCACATCATCTTGATTGATTAGGTCAAGGAAGATGCTGTTGTCTTGATTATCTGCATCGGTATGTTGAACGCGCAAAGCGGTTGAACTTGTTTGTGTTGCGTTGTTCCATCCAAGATGATTCGCTGTTGGGTCTCCGATTATCGAAGTAGTTTTTGTTTTGTAATGATAGTGCGTTGAACTGTCGCCAGCCGCACCTTGAGCGCCCGTGGCTCCTGTAGGGCCCGTTAGGCCTATGGGTCCTTGATTGCCTTGAATGCCCTGAATGCCTTGTGGTCCTGTTGCGCCTGTTGCGCCAGTTGCGCCAGTAGGACCAGTAGCACCGGTGTCGCCTTTGAGTCCTTGAGGTCCTGTGTCGCCCGTGAGCCCTTGAGGGCCAGGGTCTCCTTGAGGTCCTTGCGGTCCCTCTGCCCCGTTCGCGCCGTCATTGCCCGCTGGCCCGACGAAAGAATAAGGGTTCCAATAAACGCCGAGAGCGCTAGTCGGGATTAGGGCATCGTTGTTGGCGATGCAGATGTAATAGTTGCCAAGATAGTTGACGATGTCACCAATGACATAGCCGTTGGCTCCGAAGCGGTTGATGTCCCATGCAAAGCCGGTTAGTCCGGTGTCGCCTTTCGGGCCGGTGTCGCCCTGGGGTCCTTGCGGGCCCGTATCGCCACGCTTGAAGTAGACCTCAAGAGCCTGGCTAGGCTCGCGGATGATGTCAGTCGTGTCATTCGACGCAACAATAATCTCAACAACAGCCATCAGCGAACAACCTCTGGCGAGACATAGACTTTGCCCTCAACAAGGCGAATGACTGTGTCGTCCGTGTGCTCTAGTTCAAGAGCCCAGACATAGTTTGCGTCCGTGAGCAACGCTGTGTCCGCGGCCGAAGCGTAGAGCGAGATTAGTCCGTCAGCAATAGTGACATCCAACTCAAGGGCGAGCGCCGAGGATGCGGTCTTGCGAATCTGCGCCCGGGCTGTGTAGCCAGTCAAGTTGACGGGTGTGACCTTGTCGTCTTCAAGGTAGCGGAACTGAACCGAGTCGAAGGTCGCTCCTGCGTCAATGCGTAGGGAATAGGTGGATGCCATGAGTTTTCCTGTCTGCCCTATGGGAGCATCTTTGTTATGAGTGAGCCGAGGGTTCCTCCGAGCGCGGCGGATGCGCCCATTGCGACCCAGATAAATTTTTCAATCTGGCGAAGGCGAACCTCGTGGTCTTTGATGTTGCGTTCAGTCCAGTCGATGTGCGTTGGGAGTCGTTCGTTGAGAATGGTGACTTGTTTAGTTAGTTCGACTGCCCACGCTGGAATGTGTTCTTCGCTCATGTCAGGTCTGCCCATGTTGAGCCCGTCCAGCGTTTTGCTGTGGTGAGGTCTACCCAGTCAGTTCCGTTCCAGCGTTTTGCCGTTGCGGTCGGGGTAAAGGTTGTTCCGTCATAGCGTCGACCGCCGGCGGGGACGAACAATGGGGCGCTGACCGCATAGTCCGAGTTTCCGATGGCGTTGGTTGAGTAGACGCGGAAGAGGTAAGTCTGACCGGCTGTCAGGCTGGAGTAGGTGAATGACTGACTTGTCATTGTGTCTGCCGTTGACCAGGTTGAGCCCGCGTTGCTTGAATACTGCGAGAAGTAGTTGGTTACGCCAGTCCCTGCCGAGGTTCCTGCAACTACGGTGACGCTTCGCCCAGTTCGGGTTGTTGTAATTGTTGCTGGTGCGCTGGGGACGCCAACGATGGAAGAACTGGGAGACCATCCGCCGTTGCCCTCTGAGGATACTGCGCGGGTCTGCACAAGGTAGGTGGTTGTCGAACTTGGGACTGTTATGTCCCCGGTGCGGTCTGTGCCAAGCGAAACTGTTGTCCAAGAACCTCCAGCGACCTGCCACTGAGCCTCGTAATCAGTGATGGTCACTGGCGAACTGACTGCGGGTGAGGTCGCTGTAATGACTAGCCCTGAACTGCTCCTAGATAGCGTTGGCGATGTTGGCGTTGCCGGGAGTCGAACATAGTCAGTCAAGGTCAGCGTTGTTGAGCCGCTTGTTGTTGTCCACGAAGTTCCAGGGATTCCACCAGAGACTGAGATGGCCGCGGAGCCTGTTCCGTTGGCCGCGTGAGCGACATAGAACGAGTGCGACATGACAGTCTTTGTCTCACCGGCTGAGATGGTGAAGTATTGGCTGACCGTGTAAGTGTTCCCGGCGATAGTAATTGACCAGGAGCCGTTGCCGAATGTAGGGGAGAACCCGCCGGCTTTCGAGACATTGAAGTAACTGCTGACTAGGGTTCGGTTATTAGCCGAGTCGTCTGTTGTAGACCAATAGCCGAGCCCGGACATTCCCGCGCCGTTTACTGCAACGGCGAAAGTACCTGAAGCCATGACCTAGCCTTACCAGAACCAGAGGTCGCCAGTTGCGTTCGCGGTCGGGGTTCCCGACTGAACGAATAGCGTTGTTGCGACCCCAGCGGTAATTCCCCCAGCACGAATCTTTCCTGCCGTGATGTTTGCTTGTTCGGCAGCGCTGATTAGCGAAGCGGGGACGGCGGGGAGGAATGCAACCCAGGCTGACCCGTCCCACAACTCTGGGGCTGTGGTGAGGGTGTTGTAGCCAGCGGTTCCGATGGTAGGTGACGCGGGGCGAGTTGAGGTAGTCCAGCGACCAAACTGAGTGCCAGTGAAGGGACGCATGTCGGTGACTGCTCCAGCCACGATGGTTGAAGCGTTAGCCGCAACAAGGACGCGGGCGAGGGCGACCTCGAATGTGCCTTCGTCTGTCTGCGTCAAGGAAGGGTCTGCTGGGATGGCGGCCGCTGTACCCGTGACAACTGCCAAGACGACCGTGTTGGCTGTTGGGTTGAGGCGGAGAATGACTAGGTCGTTGCGAGGGTTCGTTGCGTTGGCCGCAGTGATGCTAAGTGTTTCCTGGGCGTCGGACTTGTAGGCGTGACCGCGAACAATTGCAAAGCCAGCCGGAACCTTCACCTGAAGCCCTGAAGAGTCTCCGAAGACTTTCAGGTCTGTTGTAGACGGTGCGCCAGCAACACCCGTCACTTGAAGTCGGCGGAAGAGTTGAGAGTATTGCGCCTCAGTCGTGTTTGCATTGTCGAAGGGATAAGAGGTCTGAGTCATGTTCGATTCCTTTGTTCGTTATTGAAGAGGCGTAAGGCTAGTTGGGCGGGGTCGGGAACTCGACGGCCAGAAGGTCGCCGGGGCTAGATTCCAGAAGGTCCCGCAATTGCTGACGGTAATCCGCCCACAGTTGCTTCCTGGCGTCTGTCAATGGCGAGTCCGCGAGTTGCGTCCAGTCAGAGCCCTGGAGAAGATGATTCCTTGTTGCCCGAATAATCTTCCGCAATTCATCGTCAGTCATCGCGTCCAGTGCGCCAGCAAGTAAAGGCTGAAGGTCAAGAATGTTCATCACAGTTCACACTCAATCTTTACATCGTCGAAGTTGAGCCATGCCCCGTTGGAACTTGAGCCTGTGCTCGTGTAATACATGTCCCGCCCGCTGAGGGTGAGGGTGACATTTGTTCCGATGTTTCCACCTGAGCCTGGGGTGCTAATTGTTCCCACAATCACGGACGATGGCGTTGCCCGAAGAAGTTCCCCAAGAGGGTTGCCAATGATTTTCCAGACATTCGTGTTGTCTGTTCGTCCGGTAATCGTGATGTGGCGTTGGTAGTAGCGGAAGCATGCCATCTGCTCTTCCGTGTAAGTTGCGCCAGCGCGAGCGAATCTGGTCGCAACCGAACCGAACTCTAACTGAGCGCCAGCGTAAAGAGTTGTCGTTGAAGTGGTTGTGACATTTCGGTAAATTGATACGCGGTAGCCGCGAGTCGCAAGAGCGTTGGCTGTGAATGTTGCTGTGTAACGAGTCCAAGTTCCGACAGTCATTGAGGCAGCAAAGGTTCCGCTCGTGTCAGCAGTCTCCGAACCCCAGTTGTCTGTTGCTGTCGGGTAAGCGGAGGTCCAAGCAAGCGCCCCTGTTCCGACAGTTGACTTGGCCCACACTGAAAGAGTCACGGTCTGTCCTGCAAACTGCGAAGAATTGACAGATTCAATTCGCTGAACAATGGCTGGCGCTGTTCCGCTCGTTGAGGCCATCGAGAACGAGAACCCAACACCGGCATCGGTTGGGACATCTGTGGAGCGTGACGCCGTATGAGTCCCGGCCGCCCTCGAATGAATCCATCGGTCTGCAATGTAGACACTGTTAGCAGTCGAGGAGGTTCCGCGTTGCCAGAAGTCAAATCCGCCATTGATTAGAAAGTTGCGTGAGGCCAGGTTCGGTGCGGTCAAAGTTCCTGCGACAGTTACCATCGAAGAGGCGTTGCCAAGAATGACCGTCCCGCCGTCCGGGCTGATGCTTGAACTGCCCCCGTCAGGCTGAATCGACAATGTCGTGACCGCCCCATTGTTTCGCGACATAATCTCATTCGCGTCAGCAACAAGGTTGATGCCCGAAGTAGGGCCAATCTGCAAAGCATGGCCGGTTGAGGTGAGCGTGGCCTCAGTCGCGTCCGTGAGGCGAATAACAGGCGAAGTCGCCACGCCGGTAAAGGTCGGGCTTGCTAGCGGTGCAAGCCCGGAGAGGTCTGGCGCGGGGGTCGGTGCGGGAGGCTCGTTCCGTTCAAGGCTTGAGATGCGCTCTTCCTGGTTGACCGTCGTCTGAGCCGTAGCCGATTCTGAGTCATAAGCCGAAGCGACCTTCGGGTCTCCTACAGTTGCCCCGACTTTGACGCCGTCCTTAGTAATGACGATAGCGACCTCAGTGACAATCTGAGAGACCTGCTCATCCCCCACAACAACTGTGACCCTGTCCCCAAGACCCCAGTCCGAGCCGTAACGCATTGTCTGGTCATCCGAAGGGGAGACTGACACTGAGCGGACCGTCATGCCTCCATCGGCAAGAATCTCGTCCCCGGCCTGAATCAGTTCGCCATTATCATCCGTGTTGCGTTGGTCCTTGAATACTTCAATGCGCTGTGACCAGTCTGACTCGGCCGCGAGTGACGCGACAGAGGACACCTCAACGAAAGTGCGGTCAACGCCCGCTCCCTGCCCGGCAACAATGACTCGAGTGACCGTTGGGCGAGCGTAGGCATACTCTGACTTCTCAAGACGCTCGTTCTCAACATCCATGCGGATAGTTGCGGACCGGTCAGTTGGCTCAAAGATGCGGAATGTTAGGACTGCGCCGTTCTGGTCAATCGTGAAGCCGAGGCCTGATGTTACTGCGAGCGACTCCAACAATACGCCGAGCCTGTCAAAGCGGGCCTTCCCTGTAACCGTGTCGCCGCGGGCTGAGTCTGCCTGGATAGCCAGGGCCGGAACTCGGCGCGCTACCGGTGCGGAGGGTCCGATGTTTGCGTTGACATAGGCCTTGATTACCGTCTCAGCGGCCCCAGTCCTCGTGTCATAGTCGTTGGTCTGCGCGGTAACATCGGCCGTCGATGGTGTCGGGTAGGCGACCCGGTTGGCCAGAAGAATGGAATCGTCAGAGCCCTCAATCTCCCAGACGCCCTCGGGGTCTTGTGAGGTTTTGGTTGAGCGGGCTGTAACTGTCGGGCCGGACAAGATGACCGTCCCGGCAAGGGTAACGATGATTCCCGACCCTGGGGTGCGAAGAATGTCAGCCATCGGGTGCGAGGCGCGGAGCAGAATCTTCCAAGCACCAACATTGTTGAAGCGAGGAACGAACGATGAGCCGACAAGGTCTGACTCAAGAATCTGTCCTACCCGGGCCAGTGAAGAATTGCGGACCTCAACGGTCAGGTCGCTAACAATCATTAGAAGATGACCTCACGGCGAGGGTTGAAGTAGCCGCTGATTTTGGTTGAGGCGTCTGCGCCTGTTGCCTCGATGGAGAGGGTTGATGTTCCTGGCGGGATGCGGAAGAGTTTGGGCGCTGAAGCGAGGAACCCGTACTTGTTGACCCCGGCCGCGTTGGTAACAGTTGCGGACCTTGTGTCGATGGTGATTTTATTGCCAGCGACGAGGGTCTCCGTGTAAGCAAAGCCGACCCCGTTCAGTGCGATGGTCACATTGGTTGCGGGTCCTTCAATCGTGTAAACGGGGAACGAATCAACATCTCCCGGATTCTCAATTGTAATCAATCCAAGCGCTTGAGAGGAGGAGACGCGCAAGGCCGCGAGCGTGGCCGTCTGACCTACTGGGGCGGCCAACAGCCCTCGAACTTCGCCCGAGGTTGTAACTGTAAACTGGACGGCCTGATTCGACACCCAGAACGGGTCTGGCGCTTTCCAACTCATGTTCCAGTTGCAGAAGAGGTTCCCAGCGTCTTTGCCGTAGGTTGTTTCCGCGCCAGCAACATAGTGGACAGCCAAGTCGTAGGAGGTTCCGCCATCGTATGAGGCGCGAAGTCTAGGTACGCCGTAACGGTCTGAAAGTGCGGCCGCGAAGCGTCGGAGTTTAGCCTCAACATCGTCGCGGGTTGAGCCCAGAACGGTCAGAGGGACATCAAGGTCGCGTGACGCTTTGCGAGTTCCGCGCCAGGTTCCGCCATCGCCAGCAGATTCGGTGATGCGAAGTTGCGACGCGGTCAGCCCGGTTCCGCTGAAGCCCGAAGACAAGACGAAGTCAGACCCGTTGTCAAGCGGAATCGTGTCGCCGTTGGCTCCGACTAGTGTGAGGTTGACTACCATCCGGCTAGCACCTTCGCTCTCTTCATTGCGGCAAACAACGCCTGTTCGGCGTCAAGGGAGTTATTGGGGGCAGCGTAATAGTTTACAGTTCCGCCTCTGCCACCGTCCATGCCCATCATTCTTTCAAAGTCTCGAAGGGGCGTCACAACTTCGGGACCCGCCTCACCGATTAGCGCTGTCGTTGGGGAGGTAACGAAGCCACCTTTTGCGAGCGCCGGAATCTTAGGGATGCTGAAGCCGAGTGTCTGGCCGCCGAGTCCGGGAACCCAGTCGGGGATGTCGACCTTGATGGAGTTGATGGCTCCGATGGCTCCGTTGATTAGTCCGATGATGGCGTTGAGGGGAGCCTTGACGAAGCCAACAATGTTGCGGAAGACATCGCCCACGAAGTTCCCGAGGCCCTCCCAGGTTGAGTTCCATCCGTCGGCAAAGTATTGCAAAGCGCTTGCGAACCATCCGCTGAGGGTAGTCCAGGCGTCCTCAATAGCGTTAGTGATTCCGGTCCACAGCGCCGAGGCTGTGTTGCCTACATTGGTCCAGAACGATTCCCAGTTGTAGACGAATAGCGCAAGTTGACCTCGGAAGTAATTGACAATTCCGTCCCAGATGTCGGTGATGAATTTTCCGATGCCTTCAAAGAGGTCGCGGAAGAAGTTTCCGAACTCTTCCATCGAGTCGTGGCTCCAGTCAACGAAGTTCTGCCAAGCCTCTCCGAGGAACTTAGTGACGGCCTCCCAGTTCATTGCAAGGAATACAATTGCGGCAATGAGGACGCCGATGGCGAGAATGATGTAGGTGATAGGGCTTGTGAGGAGCGCATAGTTGAACATTAGAACTTGCGTGATGAGCATTGGCAGTCCACCGGCGGCTGTAATGAGTGCCCATAAGTTCATGAGTTGAACTGCCCCAACAATTCCAAGAATGCCAGCGACTAGGGGCGTTAGCCATGCGCTGTTGTTTTCTGCCCAAGTTCCGATGTCCTTGAATGCGTCAAGTGTGTCGTTGAAAGCGGGGATGAGGAAGTCGTTGGCAAAGTTGGTCAAGTCGGTCATAACCGGGCGGAGCCCGTCACCGAGTTTTGCTTGCGAGTTTTCAAACTCTGCGGCAGCAATTCGTTGAGCGTTAGCAAGTTGGTCTGATGTGCCAGCAAAGTCGCCAGATCGGAAGAGCACA